GCAGTCACATCAATAATCAGGAAAATGCCAGAAGATGAATATTTTGCCCTTGCGCCGTGTCCACCGCCCCAAGAAAAGGTGTGTTCCACCCCGGCAACCATCACTTTATCCTGCTTCCGGGTGTAATCGTGGTTTTCCGGCTGCCTGTACCAATCGGCAATGAAGCGATATTTTTTCAGGTCAAGGCAATCCAAAATTGGGAAATCAAATTCATCGTGAAAATCCTGCCCCTTCCTGTTACCGCCCAAGATTTCAGCCGCAAGCTGCGCTTTCGTCTTTGAAATAAAATCAATCGGAAGATTGAAATGCTTGATGAAATACATCATGGTATTAAATTCTTCCGTTCTTTTCAAGAATACCTGAACCGTATTGGAAACATCGTGCTTGCAGTATTTCACAGTTTCAGCAATTTCTTCTTCCGTCAGCTTTCTATCTATGTCAAAGGGAACGGAACTTTCCTTAATGTCATTCCCCATAAACCCTTCAAAGGATTTCAAGCCCCTGTCCGTCCCAAGCATCACATCATAGTTCAGAAGGGGGAACTGTTTGAAAAGGCTGCTATACTTCCAACCGGGATTTCCCCGCACAATGATATAATCGTTTACCTTCTTTGGATCGAACCCACAAAGGATTGCTTTCAATATATATTGATCGTAGTGACGGCTGTTAAATCCACACCATATTTCCTTTATATTTGCCTTATATAAGGCTTCAAGTTCTTCCGGGGAATTGATTATTACATGGGTTTTCCGGGTAGTCATATCCATAACCACAACAAGCCAATCATACTTGAAAACCTCAAAATCATAGAAAAGCATTTCTTCACCCCTTCCTAAAAGGGATATACCGGGCGGGGATTGCTCCCCGCCACGGCTTCCCGCTGCTTAATCTTCCAGAACGTAAACTTCCTTGATCTCGAACTCGTTGTAACCTTTGCTGTTTTCCCGGTAATCAAGGGAATATTCAAAGTTGTTGTCAATGGCTTCCATTACATCCATCAACATATCGTGATACTGCGCGTATGTTTTGAAGTGAACATCAATCGGATCAGCCATTTCAGAAATAAGGGAACGCACAAATTCATTGACAATATGAATTTGAAATCCCTGTGTAACCACCTGATTCATAAAGATCAAGCTGCCTTTGTACTCACCTTCAACAATCTTCATCCAGCAAGTAACCATCGGATCGCCCTTCTTGCTTTTTGTTAGTTCCAACTTCTGAACAGAGATTTCATAGGTATCATGGGGAACATCACGCCGCCCCCCATTTTCCGCCGCTTCCTCAACATCCTTTGCAAGTGCTTCCGTGTCAAACGCCTTATCAAATTCATCCCAAATATTAGCCATGATTATTTACCTTCCTTTTCTTATAATTTTGCGTACAGATTGCCTTTTGTCAGTTCAAATGCTTGCGCTTCTGAGAATCCTTCTTTCAGATAAGCAACATACAGTTCTTTTGCGACCTTTGCAGACTTAGCCGCCCTTGCTGCCGTGTCAACTTCTTTCGGTTTCGGAACTTCCTGCGACTTCTCAAACGGGGTGCGGCTGTTTCCGCTCATCTGACTGCGAATTGCACTTTTTACAATCGCATCCATTACTTCATCGGGTAAACCAAACATATTCATACTAAGTACCTACCTTTCTTTAATCTCTTGCCTTACGCTTACGGCGGGGCTTTTCTTCCTGTGCCGGGGTTTCAGGTGCTTCCGGGGGATTCATATTTCCTTTGAGCGGATCGGAATCATCCACTTCACCGCCGCCCGGTGTCCATGTTCCAGCTTCATCAAACGGCGGCTTATCGTCTGCGCTTTCCTGCGGCTCATTTACAGGCGTTTCCTGTTCGGGGGTATCACTTACCGTCTGTTCCTCTTTGGGGCTGTCCTGCGGCTTATCTGCGCCTGCTGCGGGGGCTTCCTCTGCCTTTTTCCGTCTTGCGGCTCTACTTGTAGTTTCAGATGCGGGAACAACCCCGGAAGCAGCGTTTTTATTGGCTTCATCGTAAACCGCAAACAAGGCGTTCACATCAAGGGGAATATCCTTTGCGGTAACTCTAAGCCGCCCGCCGCCGAAAATAACTTCATTCGACTTGAAGGAAAATGTGCGGGTGTCACCATCTGCCACGATACGGGCAACCACATCCACCATGCCGGCAACCTTGTTTGCAACCTTATCCTGCAAATTCGGCTTAATGGCTGTGATCTTATCGCCGCCCTTTTTGGTAATATCCTTGCTGGTGTCCTCATGGGAAATCAGAATGATATTTTCATAATCAAGGTTCATAAGGCGTTTCAGGGTATTCAGAAATTCACCCCTTACCTTGTCCCATGCCCGGAAAGAATCGTCCGATTCATGGGTGATCCCCATCTGCTGATACATATACAGGCGGCAATGCTCATACAAATCTTCCAGAAGGTCAACCACAATCGTTTTGAAAGTGTTTTCCTTCTTTTCCAGTTCGGAAATCGTGTCCTTAAACACATCCCAAGCAAGCGTTCTTTTCGTCTGCCTACCCTCAACCTTCACTTCATCCCTGATACGGACAAAAGGCGCATCAACGAACTTGATATTACCATCCGTGTTCAGCATAAGCGGATCGGGAAAGCTGTTTGCAAAGGTGGTTTTTCCGCAAAACGGAACACCATAAATCCAAAGCACACGCTTCTTGACTTCCTCAAGGTTTCTTCTTTTGTTTTCGGGCAACTTAATCATGTAATCCCATCCTTTCATACAATAATCTTGAAATTCACAAAAACGGCAAAGATAGCTTTTGTTTGCCTGCGGGAACTCTGTTTCATCATTCACCGCTTTTATTCCAAACAGGAAATCAATCACCTTTTTGGGATTGAACCCAATTTGAACAATTTTTACTTCAACCTTTGACAATTCACCTTTCAGGCGTTGCCTGAATTCCACCAAGGTTTCAGTTTTCTTCTGCTTGATAGATACCTTTGGGACAAACACAAGGTACATATCACGGATTTTCTTTCCGGGGTTGTCCCGCTCAAAGAAATATTTGTACAGGTGAAGTTGGTTGGACTGCTTATAGCCGGAAACATTGTTTGAATACTTGAAATCGTAAATATCGAATATATCAACGCTTTCCCCATACGGGTTTGTATAAGCATCCTTTGGCATCCACCCCATAGGGACAAGGTAATCAATGAATCCGTGGAAATCATCGTCTTTGATCTCAACCTCAAATTTTCCACCTTTGGGAATTGCCGACCTTGCAAGCGGAATCACTGTTTCAAGCTTTATCATTTCATGGATATGTTCATCCGTGATAATAGGGAAGCTGAAAGCATATTCGTGAAGTGCTTCTTCAAGGCTGCGTTCAATGCCTGTATGTAAGGCTGTTCCCAAAATCAAGGGGTTGTCTGCTTCCGCTGGTGTGTCGGCGGTTATCCCGTCCAAATATCGCATTTTGTACTTGAATTTGCATTTTTCAAAGCAATCAATGCTGGAATGTGAGTACCGCAATTTATCACCCCTTTCAAAAGTTCTTTGAATTGTTCAAACCCTTCCGGGTAAAGGAAAACCCCAATGCCCCCAGAATAGTTGATCCGGCTGATATTCAGCTTTTGCAGTTCGGAAGGTCTACCATTGGAAGCTTTGATTTCAACCGCCACCGTAACCCCGTTCACACAACATATAAGGTCAGGTATGCCAGACTTCTGAAAACCGCCGCCCCAAATTTTTGTGTACCATCCAACCATAGGGGCTTTCATTCTGTCCGTAGGAAATCCAGCCGGATAAATCCCCACGGAATGGAAGTATTTTTTGATCCGCCCCTCGAAAAGTTTTTCTTCTGCCACTTAATCACCACCTTTATTCCCTATTTTGTATATTTTAGGATTTGCTCTTCCCTTCCCTTTTTGATAAGGTTGAATAAAAATCGAATGTCCGTTTTTGTAATGTCTCCAATGTCCACGTACATCCCAAGATTCAGCAACTCTTTCATATCCATTGTTTTTTCTCCCATAGTGGGTAATTGTGATATTTCCAATTCTTACAACGGATATCCCATCCTGTTTTTTGTGCTTAGTTTTGTGACGCTTTTCTAATTCTTTTCCTTCAATGTAGATCTCATTTTTCTTGCTGGTAGCAAACAATGTTTGAACACCTAAAATTAAGAAAACGCATTTCCGTAAAAAAGAACACATATTTGCATCTACTACCCCTTTATCATTAAGGAAATAGTTATCACACCAATTCACATCAAAATCAAAATAGTCAACTGATTTCTTAACATTTGGTGTAATTGAAATATCTTTAAGTTCAAATAAGCATTGATTATCAGTCCATTTCTCCTCATATCGCCCAATTATAATTTCAGAAAAATCATCTTTTAAATTAAAGGCTATAAGTGGATACATACCGGGATTGTCACCCGTAAAGGTCATTATTGAATTAAGTTCTGTTGTTCCAATAAGCCCTTCCCTGATTGGAAATCCTTTTTCAAATAGTTCAATTTTAATTTTCAAAGGAAGGTCATCCCCGTTTTTTAGGTCTATATATTGATTCCAAATTTTAATTGGAATATCTATCGCATTCATTTCATCACTCCTTTACCGTGATTTTCACGGAAGCGGAAACATTGGAAGTTTTAGAATACTTAGCTGCCACATCCGGCATTTCTTTTTTCAGCTTTGCGCTGTCAATCGTGGTGCGGGTTGTCGGGGCAACATAGGTGAACTTGATTTCCTCTGTCTCAAAGGTTTTCACCCCGTACTTCTCCATTGCCACCTGTAACTGCTGCCGCATAGCTTTTTCCTGATCCTCAATCGCCTTTTTCTGCAAAGTCAGGTTGGCAATCGCCTTGATAACCCCTGCCGCTTCCTGCTTCATTGTCACAAGGGCATTTTCATCATTGAACCTATCTTCACATTCAGAAGCCCTTTCCGGTTCATCCTCATAGTAGTTGCAAGCGTTGACACAACCTTCACGCTGTTCACATTCATAGCAGCAAATTTCTTTGCCACAATCAGGCTTTTCACCGCCCATAATCTGTTTACACTTAATCATTTTCAGCACTCCCTTCAATCGCCGCCCATCCTAAAATTTGGCGGTATGTTTCCTGTCTTTGCAGCACATCTTTTGAATAGTTACTTTCAAATATCCCTTGTTCCCATAGCTTAGAAGCACCGTTTTCACCCATGTTGTAAGCCATCAGGACTTTTGAAGTAGAATCGTACTTTTCAAACAACCCACGAAGGATAAACAACCCGGCTTTGATATTTTCATAGGGATCAATGAAATCCGTGATACCAAGTTCTTCTGTAAGCCATTCGTGGTTGCAAGCGTTGATCTGCATCAGCCCATAATCATTTGTTGAACTGATACCATCCGACATAAAGCTGCTTTCCTTTGAGATAATCGCAAGAACAAGGGTATAATCAATGTCATAGGCTGCCGATAGGTAATAGGTGAATTCCTGCAAATCTTCCCCAAAGGTGACGGGAATTTCAGTGGTGAACACAAAATCATTTTCCAGTTCATAGGATTCAGGGAAGCCACCTTCATAGATTTTTCCGTCCGGCGCACCGTAAATAAGCACATTCGGGGAAGTTTCTTCCGGCTCAATGTCTGCCGCCCCGCTTTTTGGGATAAGAACCCCGATCCCCAAACCTATCAGGGAAAAGACGGCTGCCACAATCAGCCATGAAATCACGATCCTTCTACCTATCGAAGCTTTCTTGATATTTCTTGAATAGTTCATCGGTATAATCCTTTCTAAGTTCCAAAGTGTGAAGAATATCTTCTTCAACCGTACCGGGACAAATCATCTGATAATAGAAGCAAGGTTTTTTCTGCCCTATGCGGTGAATACGCTTTTTGGACTGTTCAAACAGTTCACTTCTATCTGTCATGGAAAAGTAAATGATTCTGTTTGCTTTCTGCAAATTCAGCCCCATAGCCCCGGCCTGATACTGAACGAATGTGATTGAATCGCTTGCAAATTCGTAAGAATCCAAATCTTTAATGCTGCCGTTCACGATAGAAACAGGTCTTTCCAGTTCGGCAATCGCTTCCTGCATTGTGTTCAATTCTTCATTGAAGTTATAGAACACAATCAACCGTTCTTCCGTGGACTGCACCAAATCCTTAAAGGCTGCCACCCGTCCTTTATTCAAATAGCTGCACATCATCCGGGCATATATCCGCTTTGAAAGAATGGTGTCCCCGATAAATTCCCGCCCATCAATGGTAATAACTGCATCCCGCATGAATTTTCTGTATTCCTTTGTTGGTTTGGAATATACCGGAATTACTACCTGTTCAGGAAGGTCAAAGACTTCTTCCGACTTCATAAAAATTGCCCCGTGTTCAGCCAGCTTCCGTTTCAGGCGGTCAACATTCTTATAACCCACAATTTGGGGAATCCTGAATCCGCTGTTGTGATCCTCGATCCACTCGATTTCAACATACTGCTTATAGAACAGGTCTTTGCTGATTTCCCACCCCAATAGGTGAAGCTGCGACCAAAGCTTTTCATATTTCCCGGCTGTTGGTGTGCCGGAAAGAAGGATCACATTTTTAGGCTTCATTTTCAGGATAAATTTTGACCGTTTAGCGGTTTCATTTTGGATAATGGAACTTTCATCAAGTACAAGGGTAAAACCGCTTATATGGGCAAAATATGAACGCCTGAACACTAAATCGTAGTTAATCACACCTACAAATCTTCCGACTGTGCCTTGAAATTCTTCAAACTGCTTTTTATTCGTCAGATCAAACACCCCCATAGGGTAATACTGCCGGAAATGTTCAACCCAATCTTGAATTTTTGATTTTTGGCAAATCAGAATGATATTTTCAGGAAATGAATTCGCCTTTTCGCTGCCTACAAAGGTTTTTCCCAAACCCATATCAAGGTAATAAGCAACCCGGTTGAATTTCTCTGTTTCCCGCAAGGCTCTTTGTTGGTGGGGAAATAGCTGCATATCAGCACCCCCTTATTCCATATCAACATCAACCCCGGTGATCTCTTTGAAGATTTCCTTGTCAAAGTTCGGAATTGCCTTGATAATAGATTTTTCATAGTCATTAAGCCCACGCCACCAAATAGAACCACATTCGGAATTGTCAAGCTGTTTCAGATAACCACCTGTGGTTTTGGCTTCCGGGTGTGCTGTCTTTTCTTCATCCGTCATATCCTCGAACCACACATATTCAAGAACATCACCCGGAATCTGATTCAGAAGATAACGGGCATCGCTATTCAGCCAATCCCTATAAGTCCAGTCAGACGGCTTATTGAACAGGTAAATTTTCGGTTCAACCGTATTAAAGCACCCGTTGGAAAAGCTGCACTTGTTCCAATCGCCGCTGTTCCGATTGCCGCTGTTCCGATTGCCGCTGTTCCAATCGCCGCTGTTCCGATTGCCGCTGTTCCAATTGCCGCTGTTCCAATCGCCGCTGTTGCAATCGCCGCTGTTGCAAAGTCCGGTGCAACCCTTTCCCGTATTCACAATTTCAAGAACTTCCTGCCAACTGATTTCACGGACAATTTCAAGGTAATTTGTGGCGCATTTGTCACCATCTTCAACGGTGCGTTCAGCAATGGCAATCACTTCCGCAACCTTGTTTTCCGGGTTAAAACTGTAATAATTGAAGCAGTCAGCCGCTTTCTTACAGAAGTGCATCCCTCTATCACAAACGGAAGGGGCAACATCTTCTTCAAATGCACCGGGGCAAGTGTACTGTTTGTCTCTGCAAGTCCAATCAGGATTGAACACTTTGAATCCTCTGATAACTCCTGTTTCACTCATTCGCTTAACCCTCACTTTCTAACTTCAAAGGAACTTTGATTCCTGTATATTCTGTAAACTTGACGGAAGAAATAAAGTAACTCCAATTCGTAAGCTTCACGGCATATCCCCACGGGAATACACCATCACGCAAGCCCTGTTTCACCCACTCTTTGGACTTCCCCATCAACTTAGCTGCCAATGTAACCGGAAGATTGAAAACCCCGTCATGCTGAACCGTTGCAGCGGTTTCAAAGGTATCAAAGTAATCTTCCTGAACGCCCAATTTCCGGGCAATTTCCTTCTTCCTGTCTTTGGAAGGTTCATTCTTACCGGAAAGATACTGACTGATCGAAGATTTACCAATCCCGGTAAGGTCTGAAAGTTTGGACTGTGATAAATCCAGTTCGCCCATAAGGGCTTTCAATTTTTCTGCAAAACTCATTTTCACTTCATCCTTTCTTTTAGTTTTGAATCATCGGGCTTTTGTTGTACTGCTCTTTAACCCTGATACGATACTTGCCGCCTGCTTCCTCACGGGAAACAATGACAAAATCGGTCTTTTTATTTCTCAACCCCTCAATGTAAGCTGCCGCTTCTTCCGGGGTATCAAAATCAAGAATTCGTTCAATACACGCTGCAATCACTTTCTTCATCCTATTCACCGCCTTTCGTAAGTTCAATTATTTTGAACTTTCATAGTAAAAAAATATGTCTGAATTTCCGTTTCCGGGAATTCCAAGATCACAGCCGCTTTCTGCATTTCCGGCTGCTTCCAAGCAACCTTGTTATTTAACTTCAAAGATACTGTTCTTTCAGAAAGTCCCATTCTGTCGGCAAATACAGCTTGTGTACCACACTTTTCTACAATTCGCCCGTTAAGCTTAGAATAATCGTATGCCATCGTATCACCATTCCTTTCACTTGAATTTGTACGGCACTTATACAGGGGACTTACAGTGTTACCCCTTGCGGTTGACTAAGCCGCTGCCGGATAGATTCAGTTTTCAAAGTGCCGTTGACCTGCCATCATCAGACACGGACGGTCATTTCCGTGTGACCGGGCTTCCCCGGTTTCGGCTGTATTAGTGAAAAGCCCCGCCTTGCGTCAACTCATAATCGGAAGCATCCTTTTCGGAAAGGGGCTTTTCATAGTCGATATACCCCCAAGCCTGTTTCCAAATTTCATCCACATAGGTTTTGGCGGGGAAATTTACAATCCGTTCAACCGTGTTTCCTTCCGGTTTAGGGAAACTTCCCGGCACAATCGGGCGTTGTGTGCTGTAATATCTCATATCTTCACACCCCCAATCAATATTTCAAGGTGTAAGCTGGAACACCATCAACCGAAGTAAAGTGATACCATCTTGTTTTTCCGTCCTTGCAAAAGCCCATATTTTCCACTTCATAGCAAGCCATTATACCCCAATCGTTAGGATAATCATATCTTTCACGGGCATCTTTCAAGGCTTTCCATAACGGAATGAATATTCTTTTCATATCTATCATCCTTTCCGGGAAGCGGGTTTTACTCCGCTTCCTCAAACTCTACATCACAATCACCGCATATCACATGAACTTCTTTGGTTGCTCTAATAATGCAGCCGCACATGGGGCAAACATATTTGCGGGTAGATTGTTTGGTTTTGGAAGAACCACCCATATTGAAGGAAGGTTTCCTGAAAAGCTGGAACTTCTTATCTTGCAGCCCTTCAACAAAGGCTTTCGCTTCATCATTCAGGCTTGTTTTCGTCCAACCGTACTTTGAATCCTTGTCAACGGTCAACCCATGCTGTTCAGCGGCTTCCTTATATTTCTTATTGTGGTAAGTCCCGCTGCGGCTTGTGTCCTGAACCCCAACTTGCAGATTGTAAAGGTGAACCATTTCATGTAAAAGGGTTTCGCAAATCTGTTCAAAGGGGCGGGCAAGATATTCAGCGCAAATATTGATTTCATAGAACCCTTCTGATTTTGCCGCTTCAATTTCTTCCGGCTTCATATCAGAAATCTTTTTCGGCTCTTGATTGCTCCAAGCTTTCCAAGCGGTACACCATCCGTAAGCACCCTTTGTTGTGTCGGGGCTTACTGTGATAATCGCCTTTTGAAGTTCCCCACCGTAGAACTTTTCATTGAATTTTGAAAATAAATTTTCAAGTTTATCAATTACAGGCTTCAAACTCGTTTCACTCATGGATTGCACCGCCTTTCTTAATTATCGAAAACAACCCGAACCGTTCTATATTCAAGTTGTCGCTTCCAATCGTCAAATCCGAAAGTGTGTTCTTTAAGTTCCCATTTGAGGTTTACCCCGTCTGTGCTTTCAGCAAGCTGTTTCAGGTAATCTTCAATTCGGCTTAAATTTCCTCTGTTCCATTGAAGCGTCCCTTCATCACATTTGCCCTCTTTCATCTGTGCGTAATTCAGGGCAACCAATTCTGAATAATCGTTGAAATCCTTAACCAGCTTCATAATGAAATTTTTCATAAAATCACTTCATCCTTCCTACCGTTGCAGCGGCTTTGTTTTTAAGTTCAATTCCTTTGAACTTGTCCTCATTATAGCATCCGTCTTTGTAGCTGTCAATACTTAAATTCAAGTTTTTTGAACTTTTTTTCTTTACCCCCTTGAACTTATCTTCAAGATACATTATAATAGCATTACAAACAAAGAAAGGGGTGTGTCGCCTTGAAGGAAATTTCTACCGCTGACAGATTAAAGCAAATTATGAATGAACGGGGGTTGAAGCAAGTAGACATTTTGGAAGCCTGCAAGCCTTACTGTATAAAATACAATGTTAAGCTGAATAAAAACGATCTTTCCCAATATGTTTCCGGTAAAGTGATACCAAAGCAAGACAAATTATCTATTTTGGCTATGGCGTTAAAAGTAAATGAAGTTTGGCTTATGGGGTATGATGTTCCTTCCGAACAGGATTATCAAAAGTGGAATGTGGAATTCAATGCTGATAAGCTTTCAAAGGAAACGGAACTTTTGAGAGAAATTCAAAATATATATGGCTTATCCACTCAGCAAGCCGTAGAATTATTTATTCAGCTTGATTCTACCGACCAAGGAAGGGCTTTGGAGCGCATGGAAGCAATGTTAGAGGATAAAAAATATTCTGCAAAAGACGGATCATCAAGCGGGAAGGCAATTTAATATATGTAGATTTTACTCCAAGATAAAATTCAATTATATTCAAGTTTCCATTCAAGTTGAATTTCCTTGTAGCAACCGAATCATTCAAGTCATTCAACTTAATTTTAGTTTCTTACGATATGAAGTAAAAATATTATTGTTCTTCATATTTTTTCACAAAAAATAATATAAAGAGAAACAACAAGTTGAAGTTGAATGGCTGGATGTTTTGAAGTTTATTTTTCAAGAAAGGAATGGTTTTATGAAGAAAAAGATCGGTATAGCTTTAGCGGTGATTTTAGTTGGGGCGTTGTGCTTTGGTATTTCACGCATCGCACAAAATCCTGAAAAGTATCAAAGTCAAGATGAACTTGTGTCTGTGATTTTAGACTGTTCAAAATTTAGTAGAATTTCATCGGAAGAATTGAAAAATGAGTTTGGAGAACCCGAAAATATAGAAGATTGGACTAATGAAACTTCTAAGGGGGATTTCCAAATGCAAATTTATTCCTATAACTTAGAAGATTGCTATGCTGAATTCATTTTATATGAAGATTCCGTTGTGAAGCTGCGCCTGTTTTCAAATTCACAATGGAAAGTTGAAGGGAACGATTCAGACAACATATTTGCCATGTTTGGAATAGAACCGGGGGAAAATGCAAAGAAAACTGTTGACACGGGAACAACTCATAAATTTTCACCCGTATCAGATAAGGTTGCACAAGTTGAGTTTTACAATTACGATGAAGAAACAAAAACTTTTGATACCGTTTATGTAACCTATAATTTGAACTACTTTGACCAATAAACAAAAAATATCCCCGTCAGTGCTGCAACACCAACGGGGACGAATGACCGAAAATCAGGATGAAGTGATTTTAGGCGGTCAGGTTTATTATATCACTTTGACCGCCATTTCTCAAGACGGGCGGTGATGTTATTGAAAAATCCGAATGGGTACGGAACAGTAACAAAGCTGTCAGGGAACAGGCGTAAACCGTGGATTGTGAAAGAAGGTAAGTCCGGGAAGCAGAAGCCTATTGGTTATACTGCTACTAAGGAAGAAGGGCTTATCCTGCTTGCACAATACAACAATGATCCGTGGGACATTAAGACGGACAAAATCACGCTGGAAGAACTCTATACGCTATGGCTTGAAAAACGGGCTGTAAAATTGGGTGCTTCAAATCGAAGTTCCTTGAAATCGGCATATAAGCATTGTTCCAAATTAGCAAAGACAAACTATAAGCAAATCAAATCATACCAAATGCAAGATTGCATTGACGGCTGCGGGAAAGGATATTCCACACAAGGGGCAATCAAAAACCTGTGGGGGCATCTTGACCGCTTTGCAATGGAGTTAGATATAATTATGAAATGTAATTCTAATCTTTTAACCTCTGAACCAATCCCCGAAACAACCAAGGAAGTTTTCACGGATAAAGAAATTTCCCGCCTTTGGGAAAATCAAAATCTTCCGTGGGTGGATTCAATCCTGTTCTTCATTTATACGGGGTTTCGGATTTCAGAAATGCTTTCTTTACGGACTGCCAATGTTGACCTGAAAGAATGGACTATGCGGGGCGGTGTCAAAACAGAAGCCGGGAAGAACAGGCTTGTTCCCGTACATTCAAAAATTCAAAGTATTGTTCAGAAACGCTTTGAACAGTCAAAAGCCGGGTATCTCTTTGAGTATGAAGGAAAGGAAGTAAGCGAAAGCAAATACCGTGAAATTTGGGCTGACCTCATGGATAAGCTGAAAATGAAACATACCCCGCATGAGTGCCGCCACACCTTCCGTTCAAGGCTTGATTCTGCCGGGGCAAATAAGGTGTGTATTGATAGACTTATGGGACATAAGTCGAAGGGTACGGGCGAACGGGTGTACACTCATAAAAATATAGAAGAACTGCGAACGAACATTGAACTAATAACGAATTAGTAACAAAAAAGGCGGGAAGCCCTGTAAAATCAAGGCTTCCCGCTTATTCTGTGGATATTATACCATAATTGACCGCTTATTTGAAGCCCTGAAAATGTCGATAAATTCAAGGTTGTTCAATATATAAGGCTATGCAAAACCTATATAAAATCGGTCAGTTAGTAACAAAATAGTAACAGATTTTCAGCCATCAAAGAAGCTGATTCACCCTTGCCTGCACAGCGGCATAATCATAGCCCGCCGCCGTCAGCCTGTTCTTTCTGTCCTGCCCGTTGCCCCAATCTCCACGGATCACTTCACGGGCAATTTCATCAACGGATTTCTTTGCCGGGGTAGGAGAAACAGCCTGCCCCTGTTCTGTGGTGACAAAGGCATCGAAGCCCGCCGCTTTTACTTTGGCAAGCATATTTTCAGCGTTGGCTTTTACGCTGTAAGCCCCAACCTGAATTTTGTAGTAGCCGCCAGCTTGCACCATGTAAGTATCAAATCCGGCTGCCTTGATTTTTTCAAGCTGTCTATCAGCGTTTTCTTTGTTCTTGAAAGCCCCCGCCTGCACCCGGTACAGCGTCCCATCCGTGGAAGGGGTGGAAGCACCGCTGCCAAGCTGCGCCGTTACCTTTGCGGCAAGATCGCCAAGGCGGGAATACAACCAATCGCCGGGGCAAGCTTTGTTGGCAAACCACCTGTGAACGGTAAGCACCATTTCACCCGCTTTCGGCTCATAAGCAAGGGTTTTATCCTTGTCGCCAAACCAAAGCAGCTTGCTTTTTCCGTTGCGGCGGCAAATATCCACGCAAAGTTTGATAAGCGACTGATAAACCGCATCCGTCATAGCGTAGGGGTGTTCCTTGTCGGATGCACATTCAATCGTAACTGCCCGCTGATCGTTGGCATTGCTGGAAGAACACCAAGAACGGTTTCCCTCGTCCACACAAAGGGAAATCTGCCCATCTTTGCCAATACCATAGTTACAGCTTGCCTCACGGTCAGGGCTTGTAAAACAGCCACAAATACTTGCAGCGGAAAGCTGCCCTACCACACAATGCGGGGTGATGCGGTCAATGGCGTGTGTGCGCTTCCCCGAATGGTTCGGGGAAAGCAGCGTATAAGATACTAAGCTTGAATTACTCATTTTACATCATCCTTTCTTTTCGGTTCGGTATAAGTCATAGCCTGTACACTGTCACCCGTTCCTGCGGTTGTCGGATCAACCACGATACCAAGAATGGTAAGGACGGCAAACAGCGCATTTACCACATCAAGCAGCTTGTTCCCAAGATCGCCCAAATCCAGCGTGAAGCCGAAAACAGCCGCCACAACCTGTACCAGAAGCAGAATCGCCGGGATAAGCGCAACCCAAAACGCCTTGTTCTTAAACCTTACAATCCAGTTAATGTTGTTCATAAAATTCACCCTTTCTTTTTCAAATGTAATTCGTCAATTTCTTCTTTCATTTTGGTAATCATCCCATTTCCGCCCAATTCGTGATATGCTTCATACATTTCACAAAAGTTTTCATAGGCATAAGAAGGGATTGAACCTAAAATTGTGTACTTATCGTGGTATTCGATAAGCTGAACCCTAAGTAAAAGCATTGTGCCTTTACTGTTTGCGTCCCTGTCTTTTTTCTGCTTTTGCAGAAGCCATACAATATACCCCATCAAAGCAGTTAAAACAATGGGAAGCGCAATGGAATAGGTTTCCAAAAGCAAATTTTCCATCGGGTATCACCGCCTTTCTGTGTAACTTAAAAACCCCTATACAGGGCTTATATAAGCCCCATATAAGGGTTTTAAGTTAGCATTTGATATTTTACTTTACTGCGCCAATTCAGCCAAATCAAGGTCAATCAGAACTTCTTTCACCTGATCCTGAATTCTTTCAGGAACATCAGAAAAATCCTTCTTGCCTTTCACGATAAGGGTTGCATAAACAACTGCCATTTCTTTCACATCCTTTCTAAATAAGATTTGATATATGATGAACTGAAACATCAGTCATCACCACCAAGAATACCCTGAACATCTTCTTTGAGATTGTCCGGTACATCATCAATGGTTTTAAGACCTTTTCTGATAAGTTCAGCATAGATTTTTGCCATAATTTATCACCCCTTTCTTATGGTATCATTTCATAGACTTCACACAAAGCAAGCTGCATATCTGTTACTTGTTGTGACAGGGAAACATTTTCTGCCGCCTGCTGTAAAATGAATTCATCTTTGGTGTACTGAATCATGTTAAATTCAAACCCTTTGAATTCATTTTCTTCACCAACATTTTCAGAAACTTCTTGAATATTGGTGTGCTGCCAAACGCTGAAATCATCAATCACAATGCTTTCGGGCTTGACAGTGCTTCTTACTTTTCCGTAATCAACCATTGTTACGCCGCCTTTCTTTTAGATTTTATGACTTCCAAATAATACCTATCGGCATCCGGCTGGATCGGTGCAAGGTACTTTTGCTGTAAGCGGTAACTATCGCAATGCTTTAACCACCCCTTATAAGAATTCACGGAACACCATTCAGAATAATTCATCATCTGCCCGGTTTCCGTCTTTTTCCTGATTGCAACCATCCTTGCCTTGAATCTCTTACAGCTTGATTTCCTCAAAAGCGTATAATTCAAAAATGTTCGATACCCCACAAAATCTACACCCCGCACATAAGAAGGAAACACTTGCCAATTTCCCTTGATAGTCAGCTTCAAATTCTGCCGGAAATAAGCGTCAATTTCTTTTAGTAATCGGTGAAGTTCTGCTTTATCAGCACCGAATATCACAATATCATCCATATACCGGAAGTAGTGTTTCACCCGCTTTTCTTCCTTGATCCAGTGATCGAATCCTGAAAGATAGAAGTTGCCGCAATATTGGGAAAGGTAATTCCCTATTGGTATGCCTGTTTCAGAATCAATATCTTCATCAAGCAACCAAATATCACGCATATCTTCAATTTTAGCGGTACAAATGCTATCTATGATTTCATCCAACAACCAAAGCAATTCAGCATCTTTGAACAATCTCCTGAATTTCTGTTTCAAAATATCGTGATTGATAGAAGGGTAAAACTTTCTTACATCAAGCTTCAAACAATACTGACAGCCGGGAACATCCTTTTGCATAGCGTCCCTTACATCTTGCAACGCCGCATGGATTCCCCGGTCAGGGATTGCTGAATAGGTGTTCTTTGTCATATACCGCAATAGATACGGTTCAATGACTTGCAGAATCGCCCATTGACAAATACGATCCGGGAAGTAAGGCAATTTGAAAATTTCCCGTTCCTTTCCGTTTTCCCGCTTGATAAATTTTTCATATTTGGAAGTTTGGTAGGTGTGATTGATAAGCATTTCTTGAAGCCGTGTCAAATAGCCGTCAACATCCGCTTCAACCTCTTTTACTTCCTCATACCAGCCTTTTCCCTTCTTTGCGTTTTGGTGGGCTTTGCGTAGGTTATCCATCGAACAAATCTGTTCATATAGATTTCCATATCGCTTCATTTGTCGAATGTTCCCTTTGTATGCACATTAAGCCGAATCTTCAACCTTTGAAAATAAACTTTCAAAGTCTACCAATACAGCCCAATTTTATTTTTAACTTCCCCCTTTCGGGGGCTGTCTGTTCCGCCGAGCGGCGGGGCGATTCAGGAATACAGAGATTTATTTGAAACAGCCTATGGGGTAGTAAAACGCTACCCCATAGGCTGAATCGTGCATTTACTAACTGCCTGCTGATATTCCGATTGCGATTAGAAGAAGCATTATTCAGATTCCAATAGAAGCTGCTGCATTTAGAACCATTATTCCATTTACTGCCTAATTTAGCTACCTGCTATATGGTTTCTTTTTTCTGCTTTCTCCCCTATATCGGTGAGTAAACAACAAAACTCCCTGAATCCCCCATATTTTCAATTTTTCAATAATTATTGAACGGTTTTAGGCTGCCTGCGGTACATACACCAACCGCCCGCCGATAATCCGATAGCGATTAGAAGAAGCATAAGTCAGATGCCAATAGAAGCCGCCGCACGTAGAACCATTACTCCATCTACCGCCCAATCCAGCCACCCGCCAGCCAGAATAACGATTCCAAAAGTAATCGCCAACGGGAAGGGAAGAATTACCGGAAACTTCACCTGTAATGAACATCCAATCAAAATCTTCCGAATAGCAGAAAGCGGAAATGTACCCTTCACCATAGCAAGGGTGAAGGTTGGTGTTGACATACGGGGAACTTCCTGTATCGTCTACAAACCCGTGATCCGCAACATACAGATCACCATATTCACCGCTGAAATCTTCCGTGTTCGTCCAATCGGAAGGGTTCTGTTCATTCATACCATCAACCCAAGTCCAAATATTAGCCCAAAAGTTTTCTTCACCACGATAAGATACAATATTAAAGCCCCCATCGTTAGTGACAGAACCGGAAGCATTACCAAGGCTAACGGTTGCCCCGGTGTTTTCTGCCATATTATTGGTTGCATCGTCCGTTTTACCACTCACACCACTTCCGATTTTAGACTGCATATCAAAGGACGCATATTCAATCAGCATCAGAATTTGAGTTGCGCCCACGGTTGCGGCATAAGACTGTTCCCAACCTGTACCACGATTCCGGGCAATAATACGGGCATTTCCCCTTGTAAGGTTCTGTGTCTTTCCAGACATAGGCTTTGCATTAGCAATGCTGGACAACTTATCACCTGTACCAACTGCACTTGTGAAAGAAGCTACCTGTTCATCATCCAAAATGTAAGCCCCTCCCGTTCCTGCGGAAGCGTCCCAAAGGCAACCTTCAAAGGCTGCAAGGTAAATCTTTTCAAGCTGTCTGCCGTTGGAAATGAACGCCGGGTGAAGCTTGAATCCAGCCTTTGCAACGGGGGAAACATAGTAGCGTACTTTTCGGGTGATCTGTCCTTTTGCTGTATTCTCCACAAGCAGCGGAACGACCTTGTAATAAAACTTAGGCTGTTCAACCATCGTTTGAACAATCGTACCGCTTGCAAACTGCAAGGAAGTATCAGGTTCTTCCACATCTTCCGGGTTGCGGTCAATCGCCTGTGTAAGCTTACCTGTGGTGGAAAATCCCGCTTCACCGTAGTAGGCGGCAACTCTGCCATCATCGGTTACGTTGCAGCGTTTACGCCCGCCAAAGCAAGGAATATCGTCAAAACCTTCCCCCGGTGTACGGTTTACGGCTGCCGCAAGGCGGGTGAATTTTTTATTTACAAAATCCACTTCCACACCGAAAATATCATCATCGGTATAGCCCACAAACGCCTGCAAATCGGAAATCTGCTTCTGCAATTCCTGAATATCTCCGATTGTAGCAACTGCCGCCTGATCTACTTCAAGGGAAACGCTATCAGCATTACCAACCGTAGTTACAAGCTGCACATAAGCACCCGACACGGTAACGCCATTATATGGCGGCATATAGCAGTTACCGGAAGTTTCGATTGTAACAGCGTACAGGATTTCCCCTTCATCGGGATCAACGGCATATAAGCCCAAAGTACGCATATAATAGCCCGCCGTTAAATCCGTATTGGTGAACGCCGCTTCAACCTTGATTGCAACATCGTTTGTACGGGTAACTTTGGAAATAAGGGAAGTCTGCTTCACACCAGTTAAGGCGGTGAGTGCTTCCAAATCATCAACTTCATACTGTGTGCTTGAAGTGCTGATTTTGGTGAAGTCAATGTTTCCTTCCCCGGCAATCATCTTTGCAATTAAAGCCTGCCCTTTGTTGGTGATAACCAACTTTGAAAATTCTGCCATGTCATTTCATCCTTTCTATTCTTCATCGTTTATTCCAATGATTTCAGTAACAACCGCACCTGAACCAAGTGAATTTGTTCCGTCTATGTTGAACTGTTCATTGAAATCATTTGTGATTGTCACGCTTACCGCATTTACAGCACCGCCGCCGTGACTTGCCGAACCGTTTGCCGTTATGGTTTCCTTGCTGTCATTGGTAATAAAATAAGCGGCTGCACCACTAAGCGCACCGCCTACATTTGCTTTACCTGTGATTGTGTGTTCTGTCCGTTCATCATTTGTGATAATAAAGAATTCAACGGCACAAATACCGCCACCCCAAAAGGCAACTCCATCTGCATCACACGGGATTTTGTTCACCGAATCCACAACCATATTACAGGGAAGCATTGTTTCAATAATGTGTTCCAGTTCTTCAACCTGTCCAAACAGTTCAAGGTTGGTTTCAATCCCGATTTTGTAATACAGGAAGTCTTTTGTGATTTCAAAATTTGAATCACCGCAAAGGGCAATCAGCTTTGAAATCAGGGCTTTCAAGGTGTACGGGATTTCCGTAAACCACCTTGATTGTACCCTTGCCCGCCTACTTTCAAGGGTATCTTCCTTTGACGGAAGAATATTCAATATTTTTTCAAACCTTGAAATACCGTATTCATCGGCGGTTGCTATGAACTCATTGTATAAAACCCGGTCAGAAGCTTCCCAAATTAGTCTGAATTCGGGGTTTTCCGCTTCCAGTGCTGCAACGGTTTCCTGATTGTATTCCTGTAAGTATGGGGGCAAATAAGATACAAGGTCAACTTCTCTAATCATGCGCTTGCCCCCTCATACACGGGAACTTCATACTTCCCTAAAGTGAAGTTATCGGCAACGCCGTTGATTGTCGTGCCATTTATATCCACAATGCCCTTGATACCAAGAAGCCTTGTTTCAATTTGGCTGATACGCACAATCAAATGATCTTCATCCGCCCAAGTCTTTCTAAGTTCAAGAAGATAATCTTCAATTACTCCATCAATGGAAGTCTGCAAATTCGACCAGCTATAACCCACATCAAAGGTGATTGTGGTTTTTATGGTGATCGGCTCTGCTTTTGCGCTTTTCACATTCACCACATGACCGATAGGCGCAAGCCCGTAACCTTCCCCGGTATATTCATCGGGATCAAGCGTTTCCTTCACCAAATTAAGCAGCGTTTCATTTGCCACATCAAAATTTGAATTCAGGATCGTTATAAGTACCGTTCCCCCGGTTGTCAGCTTCAAATTGATTGCAGCTTCATATATTGCTTTGATCCATGCCTGAACATCTGCGGGAAGGGAAGATAAGCCCGTTTTGTACCAAGCCTGCACCGCTTCATTCGGGATCATGGAAGCGGGGGAAATATCCCCGTTCCAAACCCTCGTTACCTTTGTGCTGCCAACTCCGGGAATGGCGTTGGTTTTGTTGATATAATCCGCCCGGTTTCCGCCGAAAGCTTTTTCTTCAAAAGAAGCAAAGTAGCGATCCCGCAAGACCTCTGTATCTTCTTCATCCTCACCGGGAATAAGAATTTCCGTCAGCGTTGCGGTTTCCAGCCCGTCAATATATTCAATCGGGATCATCTGTCCCAAATACTGATTTCCGATTATGCCGGGTGTTTCACACTGGACTTCATAACCCCCTTCACCGTCCGTTGCTTCCCTCAAAACAACATAGTTCATAGTACCGATATTGAACCGCTTACCAATCACATCAATGTTTGAAGGGGTGAACACGCCACGCAAGATTGCGTTGGTTGCCGGATCGGGGGTGATACCTCTTTCCTTGCAGCGCAAAATCAGGAATTCCCTTGAAGCGGTGTCCCCGTATGCTTCCCGCAAAATGGTATCAAGTTCAATGTATAAAATCTGAAATTCAATGGCGGTTGGTGAATGGGTGTCGAAAATGACCGCACCTTCCCGCTTATCAAATTTTTCATTGACACGGGCAAGCATCCGTTCAAGAATGACTTCATAGGTTTGATCCTCGTACATTAAAAATTCACCGTCCTTTCTGCTTGCACATCCCCGAAAATGGTATGTGCTGTAAAGGACACATGAACCACGCCTTTCTGCGGAAGGTCAAATTCAAAGTTATCAACGCTTTCAATTCGTTCATCCCAAAGCAAGGCTTCTGTGATCCTGCGTTCCAGTTCGGGACATACATAGGAAATGGGTTCGCCGTACAAGTCAAGCGTTTCAATCCCATAATTCCAGCTATACATGATATATTGATAGCGTTCTGTTTGAAGAATTTTGAAAATCGCCTGTCTCATAGCGTCAAGCCCATCCGTATAGCCACGAATAGAACCCGTGTCCAAATTCATTTTGTAAGTGTAGGTTGGTTGTTCTTCAAGTTCAAAATCCTGTTCAAGAAATCCAGTAATTGAAGGAATCATCCGATTCTATCCACCACAACATATTTTTGCCCGCCCTGCTGCCGGATAAGGATAACTTCATCACCAACAACCAACCCATTATGAACAGTGATTGATTTCCTTCCGGTAATTGCATGATTGTGGGAAGCAAAGGAACTTTCCCCACTTCCGCCTGATTTATTTTCGGTGTTCCAACTTACCGTTACATTCGTTGTAAAATCCGTCACATTGCGGGTAAGGACAAGCTGCGCTGCCCCAAGGGTGAACTTCTGATCCACCAATATCTGCAACGGGGAAGCACTTGTTACCTTTCCAAAGCAGACTTCAACGGGCTTTTCTGCCTTTACCGCCTTGCTTGCCGCTTTTTTAATCGCTTTTGTTAATTCGGTTGCGTCAGGCAACGAACTCACCCCCTCTAAGTGTCAAATCCATAAAATGTTCATCAAGATTGAACTTGTGTGTAACTTTTTCAACCAGCATGAAATTTTTCAGCTTCATATCACCCAAATCAAGGTTGACAACCACCATGCTTCCGGCTCTCACACGGGTATCACCTAAAGCATTGGTAATTTTCAAGTTACGGGTTTTCTTATTGTAAAGCTGCAAAAGGGCATCGGCTTTCGCCTGCCCGTTTTCACCTTTTGACAGCGTATCAAAATACTGCAAAATTCCCCATTCGTTGATATGGCTGCCGTCCTGTGCAATATAGACTTCTCGCTTTCCGGTTTCGTCATTGTCATAGGTCAGCTTCACTTTATTGTAGGTGTCGCTGTCAATACTGGAAGTGTAGTCAAAATTTTCCCCGGTTTCTTCATCAATCATCAGATACCCGGAAGAATTGTCCCCAACATACATATTCCCAAGGAATTTCAGGGTAAGCTTTCCAAAATCATCATACAAAATGAACATATTCCCGTTGTTCTGCAATTCCAAATCAAGGGCATTTTCTATCATATCGAAAAGGGAAGTGTTGTCCTCAACCCTTGAAGCAATTACAAACGGGGTATCTTCAATAGTCCCCACGTTCAAAGAAAAATCCGCTGCAATCATCTTGATAAACTGCGCTGCGGTTTTATTTTCATAAACATAGGTATCTTTGTTGTTCAGATAACGCAACTGATCGTAGGCGGTAACGCTGATAATCTGATCCTTATCCCGCTTTTTGCTGAATACGAACCCAAAGAAAATCCCTTTGCCGTCCACTTTCAGGCGTACCGCTGCACCCTCTTGAAAATTGATTATGCTGTCTTTTACAACCTTGAAGGTCAGCTTTCCGGGGGTGCTTCTTCTTTCCGTAGTCCATTCGATCCCTTCTTCCACAATCGGCAAATATGCCTTGCTGCCGGAAGGATCGGCAATCAAAAGTTCAACATTCATTGAAGCACCCCCTTTAAGCTGCCGGAATGGTAAGCACCTGACCGGGGTAAATTAGGTTTGGATTTCCACCGATAACACCCCGGTTAGCGTCATAGATCACTGTGTACTTTGCACCGTTTCCATAGAAACGCTTTGCAATGTTCCAAAGGCAATCACCGCTTACCACCGTATAAGTTTGAGAAGCAGCGGGGGCGGGGCTTGTTTCCGCCGCCCTCGTCTGCTGAACCGTTGCTTTAGGCTTAGAAGCCTGAATCTGAATATTTACCGTTTTTGTGCTGTATTCCCTATATTGCTTCAAGGAAATCTTCACTTTCAGATCAAAGCCATTCTTTGAATCTTCTGTGATTTTGTAATCTTCCATTGAAACTTTGATATTCGTGGAAAACAACACTTTGCCATTCGGCATTGTCCTTGACACAAGGAATTGGAAGGGCTGTTTGGAAGTTTTCAGCCCTTCAAAGTAATCAAGGAAATAAGAAGCCCCCTGAAAGCCTGACTTATAGACTGCATAGGGCTGTTTCACCTGTGGGATTTCACATTCAAATTCAATATCCGTAAGTGCTGCGGTTTTCAGAATGTTAATTTCCCCTTCATTTATCAGCGTTACCGTATCATTGGCATTGTTGATTTTGATTTCAAGCTTCTGCGGGGTGACGGGAAGCAAGCACTTCTTCAAGTAAAAATCATATCCACTTTTCATCATGTATGCACCCCTTCCGCCATGCTATCAATCGCTTCATTTACACCTTCTGTCAACCCGGAAATAACGCCGTCCAAATCCATTCCGTTAGAAATGTTGTTCTGCATACCGGACATATCAACGCTAATTTCAGCGGTTGTAAATCGGTTCACCGCTTCCTGCTCTGCAATATCACGAAGATACTTCAAATCTTCTTCTGTAATATCCATGCTGTCAGCGATTGCTCCGGTGTTCCCGGCAATATCATCCACACCGCTTCCGATACCACCAAGCCCGCCTAAATCGCTGCCGTATCCGCTAAGATCGGCATAGTCACCAGCACCCGGAACATTGGTATCAAACAGGGAAGAAGGATCGAAGTTTGCAATGCTTTCATCTATTCCTTCACCGAACGAATACCCCGCATCCCATGCGCTGGAATACTCAAATCTATCTAAATGCAAATCTTCCGCATTTAGCTTTGCCATGATTTCTTCCCCTTGCCCGAAGGTGGAATCAACCCACCCACCAAGGGAATCACGCCAACCTTGAACCGCCCCCGCAAGGTTTGAACCAAAGATTGTGTCAATGGCACTTGCCAAAGACTGCAACAGGGAAAGGACGGTATCAACCAAATCAAAAAACAATCTTGCGATTGCCCCAACCGGATCATTGAACACATTCCCAAAGAAGTTTGCAAATGCGGCAATGAAATTCCAAAGTACCACGAAAATATCAATGACAAAGTTAATCAGGGCAACGAACAGATTTCCAATGAACGCTGCCGCCACCATGAACACCCCGCAAATGATACCAGTTGCAGAAACGGAAGTCCCGGCAAATTTATTCACCGCCGCAACCGCCGCATAAAATAGGGCAATCAGGGCGATAATCAAAATGATAATCCAAACAATGGGACAAGCGTACATTGCAGCGTTTAAGCCATATTGCGCCGTTGTCTGCGCCCATGTTGCGCCAGTCACAAGCATTGTTGCCGCTGCCAATATTCCTTTTGCGACTGCAACAACCCCTTGAACCGCTGCAAGAGCAAGTTCAGCCCCTCTTACAAGCATCAGCCGCCCATAATACACTAACAATGCGGCTGCAACCCCATAAATGATAGGGGATAACCAAGACCAGTTGTCTGCAATCATTGTCCCAACAGAAGCAATTAGGTTGAAGATTTCAACCACGATACCCGCCACCATTGAAAGGGCTTCAATCGCACCATTTATAAAGGTTTGGAACGCTTCACTGTTCGCTACATCGTTCAACCTTTGAAGTACGGGCTGAAACGCCATCAAAGCGGTATTCTGAAAAGAAGTCCAAATCTGCGAAAAGGTTTTAGGCATCGCTTCAAATTTGGCGTTGGTTTCATCTGCCGCCGCAAACATGGCGTTCTTGACGATTTCAGCGGTGATTTCACCTTCCGCCGCCATATCTTTAAGCTGCCCTTTTGGAACTTCCATGTAATCAGCAATCGCCTGAATGATATTCGGGGCTTGTTCAAGGATTGAATTATATTCTTCACCACGAAGAACACCCGAACCCATAGCCTGTGTAAGCTGCAACATGGCGGCTTCAATGCCTGCCGTTTCTGTACCGGCAATGGTAAATTGCTTGTTCAACTGTTCAGTAAATGCAATGATTTCTTCTGAACTGCTGAAAGCATCACCCGCCATAAGTCCCAATTTGGAAACAGCGTCAGCGGTTGCCTGATATGCGCCCCTTGACCGTTCAGCCGAAAGGTAAATCATATTCTGCAAATCCTGTGTGGTTTGCAGACCATCGTTCATTAAATTCAGGCGGGCGGTTGTAGAAGTAAGCTGATCGGATAAATCCATCACCTTTCCGATTGTCTGAACACTTGCATAAGCGGCAACTGCCCCCTTAATCATGTTCATCAAATCGCCTGCGCCCTGCGTACCTTCATCAATGGCACGATTAAAACGCCCCTGTTCGTCCGTATTGTCACGGATATAGCGTTCTGTATTGCTTACTGTACTGGATAACCGCAAGTAGGCTTCATTGGCTGCGGAAACGTCCATCCGCTCCATAGCCCGGTTCAAATCTTCCTGATTCTGAACCGCCTGATTCAACTGACTTCTAAGCTGCTCCAATTCAGCGTTTGCGGTGTCCGTCCCCAAATTCATGGGGTTGCTTTCGATCTGCTGAATCCGTTGCTGAATGGCTTGCAAGCGGGATTGCATACTGTTCATATCCGCAACAGCACTTGCCGGGAACATATCAGTTCCCGCCGCCGTTGCCGCAATCCGTTCCTGCGTAGTGTTCAAAGTGTTCAACATATTATTTGCACTTTGAATTTCTTGCTGAAATCTTTCAACGCCGGAAGTGGTAAACACATCCATTGAATCAGATTGCCACTGTACAGGAACGGGCTGCGGCGTGGAAGGCTGCGGGGTGGTAGGCGTGGAAGTTTGCGGCGCATCTACATTCTGCATAGCGGCTTCCCATTGCTGCGCCGCAATCGTGGCTTGATTGATTGCTTCCCTTGCCGCTTGAATGGAAGTGGTGTCCACGGGTTCGTTCATAGCCCGGTTCAAATCTTCCATGACGGAAAGGCTCATATTTACAGCGTTTGTAATGCCGTACAGAATCCCCGAAAAGTTATCCTGTAATTCAATCGCTGTTCGGATTGTCGCCACGCTTATCACCTACCTTTCTTTTTGCCTTTGCTCTTACTCTCAATCCGTTTCTTTTCCTTCTTATCCTTTTCAAGCTTTACCCGGATAGCGGCAACGCAAAAGGCTTTTTCCTGCTCGTCCATAGCAAGCCAAACAGAAGGAAGAATATGAAGTTTAAGAAGGGCATAGTAAGCAAAGTTTGCTTCCCAATCCCCTTCTTCAATTAGTTTTTTGCTTCATTCACCTTATCGTCAAAGGACACATTAAAGCCCTGAAATTTCTGTACAAATGCGGCAAGATCGTTATACTCACCCGGATCATCCACCATAGCCATAAGCAGATCTTCCGGGGTTTTTACGCCGTAGGAATCCTGCAATTCAGCGTTGTACATATCAGGGGTAACGATGGAAGCCACAATCATTTTCTGAATATACAGGTTGGATTTCAGCTTTGGACGGTACATATTCGGCTTACCCGTAACAGGCACATCAAGCGTACAGGATTCACGAATATCTTCATTTTCCTTAGAAGTGATATGGCGGAACTCCCATTCAAGGGGGTTGCCGTTATCGTCACAAAGGGACTTAGTAGCCGGATAAAAACCGTTCTCTTTCACGGTTTTGTTTGCTTTCATAAATTTAGCGAATTTAGACATTTTTTCATTCATCCTTTCTGTTTATCGAGTGATAAGAAAAACCCCTTATATGAGCCTATATAAAGCCCACACAAGGGGTTTAACCTTAGTTCGTAAGGAAGCCCGTAAGCTGTGCAAAAGATTCCGGCATGGAGAAATCCTCGAAAGTACCTTCAATTTCTTCATCCAGATATTCACCGTCTGCATCGAACTTAGCCAAAATACCGCCGTCCGTGTTGCAGTCATAAAGAACAATCGTCTGTCTGCCAGCGTCCGAACCGGGATCATCGTTGGTGATCTGCATTTCAAAGTAGGCATCAACACCGCTGTTCTTGTAGTCAAGAAGAAGCTGCCGCATTACAGACTGATTGTAATGGGCTGTGCCGGAAAAAGTACCTTCCATACCGCAAGACTTATGACCTGCCATGATTGCCCCAAGGCGGGGAACGGTGGTTTTGGTTTTTTCAACCTGAACTTCCATATCAATCATCTGCATAAAGTTATAGCGGCGATCCCCAATAGTGATAAAGCACTCCGCCATCTTAGCGGCGATTGTGTCTTTGCCTTTCATCACAATGTTGTTCACTGAATTTCACCCCTTTCTTATGCCACTGTAACGGTCATATAAAGCTTATCCATAGCATTTACAACCGTTACAGCGTCCGTTACCACAACCGATTTCTTAGTGTCGCCCTGTTCCACAACCACATCAGAATCGGCAAAATCTTCAATGGCACGAATATCATTAAGCTGCTGATGGTGCTTCACAATATCCGACCAAAGAGAAATGCGCCCCGCTGCATCGTTGGGAACAACGCCCAAATACTTATCTTTGAACAGGACGGCAATATCATTTGCAATCTGATCGATAACCCGGATCGTCTGATTGTCCTTGAAAATATCGCCCTGCGTGTCGGAAGTGGTAGTCATGCTGTTAATGTCAGACAGCACACGAATATCAGTACCGACCTTATGAAGAACGAATTCACCCGCATTGATAGCGGCAATCAGTTCATTCTGCGTGTAGTCCACACCAACATCAAATTCACCGTCATAAACCTTGTTCTGACAGCTTCTATTGACCTCACACCCGGCTTCCGCACCAGTTACCCAATAAACAAGTGCGGCTGCACCAAAAGCGGCATCGGTAACAGAATTTTTCACATTGATAACACCGTAGTAATCGGCTGCCTTATTGTGAAGAACAAGCTGGAACTTGATACCCATTTCATCACGAAGCCGCTTCACGAAGGAAACAAACAGGTTCTTTGTGGTATCATCAGTTACCACAACGCCCATCGTGTTATAGGTATAAGCTTCAATCTTATCCAAGTACGCCTGATAAGCTGCGCCGTCCACCGTCTTATTTGTACCGCCAGTAAGCGGGGTAGAAGCGGTGACTGCAAGTTCAGCTTCCGTTTTGAACTTCACATACTTGTTCGGTACAAGATTAGAAGCTGCGGCAACCGTCTGAACATCAACTTCCGAAGTGCCAAGAATGGTTGTCACATCGAAAAGTTCATCGTTATCAGCGTTTTTCTGAATCACGATTTTCAGGTCATTACCACGGGTGCCGCCATACAGGGCTTCCGCATAGGTATTACTTGCCTTTGTGCCACCACCGTTCAGGCGGTAAGCGTACAGGGTTCTTGCCCCAAGAAACAGGTCACGAAGCCCCTTCAACTTATTGTTGGTGTACTCATATCCGAAGATTTCCATACTGTTCTTCTGAAAATCACCATTGGTAACTTCAAAGACTTCCCCTTCCTTGCCCCAATCCAGTTCAAGGGGCATAGTTGCGATACCTCTATCAGAAAGGGTTGCGCTTGCGGCTGCTGCCGATACAAAGTTGATATAAGCACCGGGAAGGGTTTTATTCTGTGTAACAAAAGTTCCACCGCCCAAAGCCATCTTAGTTCACCTTACCTTTCATATAATCTTCAATCATTTGTTCAACGGTTTTCACCGTGAATTTTTCATCATCGGGATATTTAGAAAGAACAGCGTTCAGGGCATCCCGCTTACCTCTGAAACGCTTTGCCGCAAGAAGCTGATTTTTTGAAAATTCACTTTCAATATTTTCAGCTTCCTTTGCAGCGGTTTTTGTGGTTTTCCTTACCGCCATTCCATCACCTTAACCTTTCACGGAAACAGCCTGTTCAATTTCTTCCATAGGCTGCGATTCACTTCTGCGATATACGAACATATCGTAATTCACAAAGAAGTTAAGCACCCCATCCACAATTTCATATTTCATTTTCGTGCCATGCACCAAATCCCCGGTAACAGTGATCCACTCAAGGCAAAATTCCAACCGTTCCGCTATGGCGTGACATTCAGCGTTCATATTCTGCTTGTCAGCTGGAAAGAACTGTATGCAAAACGGATTTTCCCTGAAATACCGCTTCCCAAGGAAAAGTTCATGGGTGGGGTTGATACAGAAAATAAAAAAGCAAGGTTCTTTCAAGCCTTGCTTCACATTCTCTGTGTAGTTTGTATAGCCATCACCAAATTCCCCGTTCAGGGCAATGCTGATAGCGTCAGTTATCAAATTTACGGAATCTGTCACTTCATCACGCCCCCTAAGAATTTTTTGATTTTGGCTTCAAGCACTTGCGGGGCAATATCCTGAATTTCCCCTTCTGAAATCGTCAGCATGAACCGACCTTGAACCCATCCTTCATGGTTAGCTGTCCTGTGTCCAAACTCCACATAAGAAGCATATTCAACAGGGTTTACAATCTCAACCACAAGGAAGTTCCCAAAGTGGTTCACTTTCAGGGAATCAGCGTAGGCTTTCCCCGCCGCAATCGAACCTTTACCCGTTCCGCCTGCGGCTTCCTCATGGGTTTTTGAAGTCCACCCACGCCTAAGTGTACCGCCCTTTTTGCCTGATCCTTTCGGATAATCCCCAACGGGTGTACGCTTTATGACTTTGGCAAGCAGACGGGCGGCAAGTTCCTTAGCACACGAATCAACAAAGGCTTCAACCTCTGATTGCTGCAATTTGTTCAACTGCTTTTGAAGCTTTTTCATTCCTGCCGTTGAAAACCCGCCCATTTTAGAAGCCATTAAGCCCAACCCTTGAAAAGTTCAAGCATGATTTCCTGATGTTCGGGATATATGGCGGGTTCGCTGCTTGCGGAATATTCGGTTTTTATACCGTTTTGTTCCACAATAATTTTTGAACCTGATTTCACTTTGATTTCAGGTGACAGGAAAAGCTTTGTGCCTTGCGAAACTGCCGCCGCCGTGTCCGTCTGAACAACGGCACTGATTTTTTCAAATGACAAATTACAGGGCTGATTTTCGATAACGGTTATTTCCTTTTGGGTGGTTCGTTTGGTTACTGGATCGGTAACACTGCCATATTCAACAATCGTACACAATCCGTTGTAGTACAGGTTTTCGTGCGCCTTTTTCGCCGCTTTTCGTGCAGCTTCTAATGCGTTCACCATCTGATCCGCCTGTAACAAGAAAATTCGTCCCGCCCATAGGTTAGAAGATAGTTCAAAAGATTGTTCAACCGCTGTTCAGCGGTCAAACTTCCTTCCCCGGTTGCAAACACCGTATTTTTATCCCCTTCCTGTAACTGCTTTACCGCATAATCCAAATCAAGCCCTGCAATGTCATTCGGTGAAAAAGTTTTCTTCACCGTTAAGAATTCGCCTACTACCATATCAATAGCGATGTTCATTAAGCCGTCAGGGATTTCAGACACATTGCAATCATTCTTAATAGTATTCGTGACTTTCTCAATGGAGAAAATCAAAATGACTTCATCCCCATCTTTCATCACATACCCGAAAGACTGCAAGCGGGTTTTAACCCGTTCCAGCATAGAATCACCGCCTTTTCTCTTACCCTCTGGAAATGATCCTTGCAATCGGTACTGCCTTGTGCGCAATACAATCAGTACCGTTGCTTACCAGCGACCAGTTTTTACCGTTTTCAAGTTCGGTGTTCGTGGGGCTGTTTGTTGCCTGCGAAGCTTTCAGGTAAGAAACGCCTGCAATCGCAACAGCATTGCGTCTGCGGGAAATAAGCGTATCTTCACCACCACGGGTTTTTGCGTCACGCACCATTTCATAAGGCACTTTTGCACCGACAGGCTCAAAGCTGATTGCGCCCTCACCAAGAACATAGGTAGTGTATTTGGTGTAAGCATCCTGCGCTGCAACATAACTCCCCTCGCCGGGTGTACCGCTTTCCTCAACAGCATCCACATTTTCAACAGGCATAGAATCATCAATCAGAACGGTTCTGCCGTTCCAAGTTGCCATACCAAGATCACGCTCAATGCCCTGTTCGTCCGTATATTTCAGATAAGCAAGCAGTTTCAGGTTTTCAAGGTTGGTTGCCACAACGGAATGACAAATAACAAGGCTGAACTTCTGCTTGTTATCGCCGCAAGCCTTCTGAATTGCGCTATTCAGGGTGGTTGCATCCATCTTCATAGCGTCTGTGGTGGAAGGTGCGCCAGCGGAAGAAATATCATAAGTGTGTTCACTTACAAAAGCGGCATTGGCGGTCTTGACATTGCCCGTACCGGTTGCCTGCATAGCGAAAATGCCTTTTAGAATGGCAAGAATCGTGTCCTGATCCCTGTCATTCCAATAGCGGGTGATCTGATTTCTGACATTTGCCATAAAATCAACGCCGCCAGTCACATCATAGCTGAAATCCGCTTCTGTCCAGCCCATCATGCGACCATAAGTAAATACACCCTGTTCAAAGGTGTCCGTGCTACCGGGGGTAAGATTGCTTACACCGTCATAGTTCTGTGCATCCCCACCAATCAGCCCAAAATAGGGAAGGACTGCATAAACAGTACCAGTCTGACCGGGATTAAGAAAAGCGTCACGCAAACGCTGATCTGTAATAACTGCACGGGATTCTCTAAGCTTATTCAGCTTCACATTCGGGATAGCAGACATATACTTCCCGAAAGCTTTTTCGTTAAAGCTTTTCGCATCAAATTTTGCCATTATCTTTCAATCCTTTCTTTGAAATGAATTATTCAGCATCGGGGTTCTGATCAATGTAATTTGCCAATTCCTCATAGGTCATTTTAGACATATCCACCTTAGTTCCCGGCTTCACATTGCCGGAAGCTCCCGGCTGAAATCCTTTGAAGTTCTGCTTCTGCTGTTTTTCAGTAAACAGGTAAGAATCCGATTTCTGAACTGCCGAAAGAAGATCATCAAACCCTGTCAGCTTACCATCTTCCCCAACCTTCACTTTGGAAGTGTCGATCAGCGCACGAACTGCCTTGATATTTTTAGCCCCCGCCGCCGTTAAAGCTGCATCAATGGCATTGTCAAGGCGAAGCTGTGTCATTTCTGCGTCATGCGCCTTTTTCTGATTAGCATTTTCCTGCTGCAAAGTTTCAATCTGCTTTTTCAGTTCCTCGTTGTCGCCGCTGGACTTTTTCAAATCCTCAAGCTGCTTATCCCTATCAGAAACGGACTTTTTCAAAGTCTTGTTTTCCTCGTTGACCTCATTAAATCGGGTTTTGGTGACATAGTTTCCATCAAGGGAATCCATTACCTTCTTTGCCTGTTCCTCTGTCAAACCCATTGCAATCAAATCTTCTTTATTCATGTTTGTACCATCCTTTCATTTCCGTTGTTTACCGTGGGTGACGAACCACGAATGAATCTTGTTCTTTACCGCCTGCAATGCAAAAAAGGCGAAGAAAAAGCACCCGCAAGGGTGCTGCACTATTTAACCCATAGTTGGGAGATAATCGGATCACCGTTCCTTTCTAAGTGCGAAAGCCAATAGTCACGGAAATAACCCCCTTTCTTCAAAAATTCGACCTTATATAATGCCTATATACAGGCTGAAATAAAGTCTTTGATACATTTATTACCTAAAAATAAGCATGAAAAAAGCACCCTTGAAAATAAACTTTCAAAAGTGCTTATTCCTTTTCGTAGTATTCACATCGAATTTGATTCATCATCACTTCATAAGGCTTGAACTGCGGATAAGGGTACATCCGGCAACAACCTTTCTGATAGTGGTTTGAATAGACTGTGCCGCCATCCCTGAATATACAATTTTTACATTGACGGTACTTTTCAATCTGCGTGTTGTCGCTCAATACTTCATCCGCATACCGTTCTTCCAAAGATTTCTTTTCAGCCATTCAATCACCTTCTTTCTATCGCTGCGGGTTTTGCCCTATGACCTCAAGATCAATGTATATCATGCCGGGTGTTTTCTCAACCTTTGTAACACGGAAGGTTGTTCCTTGCTGCAAGATGATTTCCGATTCCTGCCCGAAAGAAGATTGCTTTGCAATACCATCCCAAGACTTGCCCGAACCATTACCAAATGCGGAAAATGGTTCAACATACATCATTTGAGTGCCGGAAGGGGCGTAGATATTCAGGATAATATCACCGCTGAATCCTTTGCCCTTTGCAACGCCGCATGAACAAAAGCCGTATTCTGTGGGTGTAGTACCCAAAAGCAAGGCTTCCAATTCATCTTGTGTTGCCCGCTGCAATTTATCCATCGGAACATTGAAGAACTTATCCATGCCCTTAAATCTACAACCACGCTGCAACCAAAAATCTTCCTGATAGGTTGATTTTTCGATTATGTCAGTCATAGCGTTGATTTCCTTCCGCATTGCACCCGGCTGCCATCCAGCATACTTCACGCCGATTTGATCCAAATCCACATTGCCAACGCCTAAGAACTTTTCGCTGCCGTATTCAATGCCCCGCAAAGGTTCATTGAATTTGTGGTAACTTTGGGTGTAATCGTAGATAGCATTTTTCTGTATGGGCGGGGAAGTGCGCCACACCTCACCGCAAGTATCACGCAAAAGGGCATCTGCTTCTTTGGTTGACTTAGCCCACATTGCAGCGTCTTTTCTTTCCTGCGAAAAGGCATCGTCTACCGATTCAATTATACCATCAGTTTCAAGTTTTTTCAAATCAGATTGAACTTTGCTGATCTGCTTATTGACCTGCTGCAATTCTTTCTGAATATCCGCATAGGCTTTACCCTCTGTGTCCAGCTCTTGAAGCTGATTGTACAAATCCTGATATTTCTTCATCAGGTCAGGATCACTTTCAGTAATGAACTTCCCTTCATAGTATTTCTTCTTGCCTTCAATATTCAGGGAAGCCCAATCAGCGGTTGTTTTATCATCCTTCCAAATGCCGGAATAGGTTTTGACCTCAAAATCATCAAGCTTCTGCTGCAAGGCGGCTTTCTGCGCTTCCAAATCAAGCTGCTGTTTGGCAAGGGCTTTTTTCTGTTCCTTTACCAGCTTTTCATTCAGCTTTTCTTGCCACTCTGCCTTTTGAGCGTTCAGGGCTTCAATCTGATCCCCAATCGCTTTCAAGGCTTTTTCCTCTGCGCCGTCATAGGATATAGCGGAATAATCCCCGCCGTAGTCCTTCTTGAAATCTTCCCAAGAAATCAAGCCGCTTGTCTGCTGATTGAATTGGTTTTCCAAATCTTCAATATCAGCTTCCGCACCCGCAATATAGGCTTGCAGCTTCTTCTTTGTCAGATATTCCTTCTTAGGTTTGGGCTGTTCAGGCTCTTTGTGGTGTGAGTAGTGAAGGGCTGAACCATCGTCTACCACATCAAAGCCGGACTTATCGCCGCCATCCACAAAGGTTTTCTTCCAGTCCTGATAATTCATATCATCGGGAATGTAGTAGGTTTTGCCCGTTTCTTCATCCCTCGCCGCCCGTTCCCCAATCTGACCGAAGTTTTCATCAAAATGCGGAACCGTAGTTGAACGGCAATAAACATGAAATGGCGGGGCGGTAACACCTGCTTCATAATCCTTCATAGGAAACACTTGCCCGTCAAGGCTGCGGCATATTTCCGAAGTGTGGGAATCCAGCGTTGCAAGGATTTCATACTGTTCAACATCAAGTTCATTGAACGCTTCCCCTTGTGCAACGGAACTGAAATAAGCTTCTTCCGTCATAACAAGCCGCCCGGCGTTGTTCTTAGAAGTTTTCATCTTCTTTGCAAGGGAATCAATGGCTTTCTGCGGATCAGCCCCAAGCATGATATTTTGGGTAAGTTCGCTGTGAACCTCTGAAATCAGCTTTTGCTTATTGTTCCAAATCCTATCAGAAAAATTGTAACCGTCAGCCGCCCAAGGTTTACTAAGCACCTTTTCAATCTGCTTCTGATCCAGTCCTGCAATATCCCACCCAATACCGAATCCGTTTTGAAGTTCATAGATTGTATGGAAATAGCCACTTTCAAGAACATCCTGCATTGCCCCGGTCATAGTCCCAAGCTGTTTTGAAAACATAACTTCAAGGCTTTGCTGTGTCTGAATTTTCAGGGCTTCAAGCTTAGAAATATGGTACTTTGCCGAAGCATTTTCCAATTCCTTCATCCATCCACCCATTAAGGCGTTGTCCTGACCGTACTTGATATATTCCTGAACATCCCATTTCAGTTCTTTCAGGTCAGAAGCGGAAAGCCATTGGCGGGCTTCTGCCATCGTGATCCCGTTGTTATCGGCAAAACGCTGATACCACCGGGCAATCTGACCTTCAATCTGCTTTTGGGCTTCATTGTACTGCTGCACGATTTCCCCAAGGGCTGAACCGCCTATTTGGTTCTGTGCAATTTCAAGCTGTTCAAAACGCTGCTTCCAGTAATCACTATTCTTCATCTACTTCACCGCCTTTTTGCTGTGAAGCCCCTTGCTGCTGCGGGTTCGGTGCAAAAGGATTATAAGCATTGGCTTCTGCTTCCTCTTTTTCCTTTTGCTTCTGTTCTTCAAGCCTATCCATTTCTTTCTGCACATCATCCACCCACGGGTGCATACCAATGATGGTTTCATCCGAAAGAATACCAACGGATTTTGCACAATTATCAATGGCTTCACTTTCGTTTATGAGAATATCCCGGTTGAAAATGATATTCACATCTTCCCCTTCAAAATCCCCATAACCGGAATTGGCAAGATAAGCGTTTACAAACCAAAGCACATCTTCAAAAGCCGCTTGCAGTTCGGTTTCCATATCGTTAGCATCCAAATCAATATCAGAATACATTGATTGAATGTTCATCTGATTAGGATTGCCGGACAACCTATCATCTTTGGCATCATACCCCATGCCGTTTTCAATGATAGCCTTTTTGAATATCTCCAAAATAGCCTTGTAGTTTTCGGAATTGACGGTAATTTCAAGGGTTTCAACCCCGCCTTTGGTTTCCCCATCATAGCGAACCTTCACCGCCCCAAAAGTGGCAAGGTTGCGCCGGAATTCCCCTAAATTCGTGCCATCATAGTTTTTCAGAACAAGAATAGTGTTTCGGGTGTCCTCTTGCATACCATTTTCAAAGTCAGACAGCATAATATTGATACCGTCCTGCAAAGATTTCACCTTTTTTATCAGCGGGGTTTCCTGTTCATTGTATTTCAGCGGGATAAGCGGAACCCGTGTCCAGTTAAAGCCCTGAACTTCCCCGTTTTCATTCATAGTCATAACGTGGTAAGAATCAGAGTTTTCCTGATTGACAACATCAGGGATTAGCACACCACCATCTAAAATAAACCTATGTACCCCGTCTAAATCGTACACTTCAACCTTTTCAATTACCACGGGGGATATACCTTCATACCCAACCACCAAATACAGGCGCACCGCATAATCAAGGATTGTGTGTTCGTTATCCTTCCAAAAGGGAAGAATTTCATATCCGGGGAACAGACGGAAGGAAAATTCCCCCGTTTCCGTATAATACGGATAAAGCCAGCAAATACCGCTGTTCATCATAGCCTTTCCAGCGTTCTTGATTGTTTTCATAAATCGCTTGTTGAAAACCTTTTTCAAAAGTTCAACGTACTGTTCATTATTACAATCAATGGCAAAAGGTTGTCCCAAAAGATAATTTGCTTTCTGATTGACAAGCTTTGCATACTGATTATCAATCACCCGATTATTCGGAAGATTATCAACCACTTGCAGCTTGCCATCTTCACCGATCATGGTTCTTTTGCGGGTTAAAATGTCGTGTTCATTATCATAGTACAAATGACCTTTGATCTGCATGATACGCTGCGGGCTGTTTTTCCACTTTTCAATTTCCCGTTCAAGGAATTCTTTATCGTGCATTTTTCCATGAACACCTTGCAAAGCCCAATTTGACACACGCAAAGCCATGTTTCCGACAAAGCCAAACACTTCATTTCACCCCTTTCTATTGCGTAATAAAGACAAAGCCCCGGAAACACAAGCTTTCCAAGGGCGTTTGATACTAATTTGTTATTGAAGGGCAGTTATGCAAGCACCATAGGCGGCATCCAGTAAACCGCCCCGGAGGTCAGGTATTTGACAGTCAAAAGCTGCTGATACTGTACATCCTGCCCGGAAATGTCAATCAAAACTGAATGTGTCAGGCAGAAGAAGCTTAGAAACACCGTACCGCATGGAATCCATACCATGCGAAAATTCGTGATCCGGCTTATCGGTCAATTTCCCGTCTTTATCTTTCGCCCAACAATAATTGCTGATTTCTTTGTAGAACTCTGTACATCGTGGGTGAACCACAATTTCATAGTTCTGTATAAGCTGAATACCGTGGTTCACACTGTCCTTGCCCTTGCGGGAAGGTTCAGCCTTGATACCTTCATCCTGCAATTCGGCAATGCTCTTTGGCTCTGCTGAATCGCAAACAATGCGCTGCCCACCATAGCCCATTTTTTTAATCTGTTCAGCTATGGTTTTGTTGGTAACGCCTGTTTTATACCATTCATCGAAAATGTAGATACGCATTGCAGCGTTATCCACCATTTCACACACAAAGGCGTTCGGATCAGTAAAACCAAAGTCAAGGTTAAAGGCTGCCTTGATACCCTTGATTTTTCGGATTTCATCAATATCAAAATCATCAACCCGAACATTGGTATAGATCAGCCCTTCCGCAATACCCCAATCCCCATCACCTTCAATGCGGTAACGGCGGGGATTTTGAACCTTCATTTTCAAGAAAATGTTGCGGTCAGCTTCATCCAGCCATTCATTGCATTGCCATGTGGTAGTTTTGGTGAAGGTATCTTCATCCGGGGTATCAAAGAAGCGGGCTTTCAGCCAACTTGTTGCACTCCACGGGTTGAAGGTCATTGTGATCTGCTTAAAATACCCTTCCGGGACTTCACCACGGATAGACAAATCAAGCTTGTTGAAATCATCCTCATTCGTGATTTCATAGGCTTCTTCAATCCACACCCAACATAGAACACCTTTATCAACGGAAATTGAAGTGATCTTCAAACCATCGTCAAGCCCACGGAACAAAATCTTTTGCCCGGTCTTTATGCGGGTGATCTGCATGGGGGACACGGTACAATCAAAGTACCCGTCAAAGCCCAACTTATGAATCGCCCATTTCAAATCACTGTAAACAGAATCCCGCAAGGTATTTGAATACCGCCGAACGCATAAACCATTGCTTTCGGGATATTCAAACAAGCGATAAATCATATTCAAAGCGGTAGTTTTGCTTTTCTTTGATCCACGGCTGCCCTTGCAAACTCTGTATCTCTGCCGACAATTCCAAAAGTCAGCATAGTTCTTTCCAACGGCTTCTTGCAATGATACTTTCATGCAATCACCGCCTTATTCTTTCAGGTCATTCACAATAACCACGGGTTCAAGGTCAATCCCGACATTATCTTTGAACATACCATACCGCTTCCCAATCAGTTCAGCGGCTTTCAAGCGTTCCTTTGCGGAAACGTCAATATCAGCGATTTTTTGAACACCATCACCGATAAGCTGCAAAGTCTGTTCCGTATGTTGTCCCCGCATTACAGCGGTCAGGTATTCAAGAACTTCCTGTGCATCAGCGGTCTTTTCATTGTGAATTCGTTCAAGCTGTTCATCAATATAGGCTTTCAGGTTAGCATTTGTTAGCATTTTAGCCCCTGTCACCTTTGCAGTTTTCGGAGAATACCCCGCCCGGATTGCTGCCTGTGTAGCATTGCAATCAATCAGGTATTCATCACAAAACCGCTTCTGTCTTGCGTTCATAGCAACAACCCCTTTCTGCAAATTTCCGTCCTAAGAAAAAATTCCCGGTGGGTAGGAGTTCAGCGGGTTGCCCATGCCCGCCTATGAAAACCCCACCGGGAAATGAAAAAATCTGCAAAGCTTTCACCTTGCAGATTTTTCACCCTATCATAATAGCACATACATATATAAGTTACCACGGGACAGACATAGGTTTTCATTGGGTGAGATAGGTTTTTTCAAATTCTTTAAGCGCATACCCGTGAAGTTCTATGGTGTATTGGTATGTAAAATCTAATTCAAAAGCGATTTCTTCAAACTTTTTGAATTCAACATACCGCTTGAACAGAAGCTTAATGTAATTAGGATTGTCTAACCCCTGAATCTGATTGATAATCTTGTGCTTCCGGTCAACAAAATCATCAATTTCCCGGTTGATTTCTTCATTCAGATCAACAATCCGGCTTACTGTCCTTACATACGGCGCATCACCGGAAGGGCTTGTCTGCACCCGTTCTTTTGAATAATCAAACCCGCCGATACAGGTTGACTTTACCTTCAAATCGTCTAATTCCTTGATTTTCTGATCTATGACGGTATCTAACCGCCGTAACTGCTGCAAATATTCTTTCGCCCGCATGGTACAACTTCCTTTCCTAACTTGAATTTATCTTGAATGTGTAAAAAGCCTTGATTCTATCTGTATTTGAGAAAAAGCGCATATAGCTTCATTCAACTTCAACTTGTTGTTTCTCTTTATATTATTTTTTGTGAAAAAATAGTAAGTCACAAAACTATAAAAATACCATTTATAAAGAACATGAAAACAACTTGAATAACTTGAATGAATATTAGAAAATTAGCATAATATCAAGCTTTTTCATCATTCAAGTTTTAACAACTACAACTTGAATGTATCTTGAATATCAAGTTGAATGTTTTGAAAATTTACTTTCAAAATTATCACAAAGCATCTGAATCCATTCTTTGCGGGCAATCTGATTGATCCAGCGGGTAGGTATGCCGTTTTTACCACCACAACCATAAACAATCCCGGCAAGCCCGCCTGCCACCGCTGCCACTGTGTCAGTATCTTCACCCAAATTCACGGCGGTAAGCACACAATCCTTGTAAGTGTTGGTTGCCCATAAACACCAAAGGGCGGCTTCCAGTGTGTCAACCACATACCCGGAACTTTTGATTTCATCCCGGTTCAGTTCACCAATATAGGCAATCCGTTCAAATTCCTTCATCTGTGTAACGGGTGGAAGATAAGCCAAAGAACAGATTGCTTCCTTTATCGGCGTTCCTTCAATAAGCTTTCCGGCAAGGTGAACATATAAGCGGCAAGCAGTTTGTGAAATCTCATGTGCGTGTGTCAGCTTACCAACCTTCAAAATATCCTGTGCAGTATGGGGGATGAACGCCAGTGGAAGAATACGCATTAAAGCACCGTTGCCGTTATCCATGCGGGTTTTGCCACCACAGTTCAAAGGTTCAACGCCGTTCGCATATCTTGAAATTGCCTTTCTTGTGCTGCCGCCCACATCAAACACCTTCCCATAAGGGGTATATGCCCCATCATCCAGCCATAAGAAGAAATTGTTCATTATATCAGCCGGATCAATCTTCCCCTTTCTTCCCATGCTTGCAACCGTGGCAAGTGTCAAACTGCTATCATCCGACCAAGTACCGGGCGGCTGATTGTAAGTCCCGTACCCGGTCATTTTATCCGCCTTGAAAGTATCACGCTTCTTAAACTCAAACGGAACACCAACCGCATCAGCGACAACCAAACCCATAATTCCATCATATATCTTCATTTTCTACACCACCATTTCAATTTATTTTTGAATTTTTGAACAAATTCTTTTCGCCTTGCTCTTTTTTGCGCCTGTTTCTTTGTCCATTCTTGAATATATTTCAACTGATCCAAATCATCCTGTTCACGGCTCATAATCACACCCCCAAAATACGGGCTGCAACCATATCTGCGGTATGAGTGTAAAGCACGTTCGGAAAATGTGTCACGGATCGCCCGTAGCTGTTCCAATGCTCTTTATCATCAAAAGCCCCCATGTGCCACCTGATACAAAGCATTTCTTCATCTGTAAGGTTCATGTGCTGTTGCAGCATAATCACCGACTTTTCACCATGTCCCGGAAGAAAGGTTGCATTGTTATATTCCCACGCTTCATTCCCCGAATATGTGTAATTATCAATCTTACACAAATCATGGAACATACCCACAATATAGGGGCTGCGCTCTTTCATCCACGATAACCCAAGCCGTTCTGTGAAGGAAAGAAGCGTTTTGGTTACTGCAAAGCTATGATCGAACAACGCCCCTGTATATGCCCCGTGGTGATGAATAGAAGCCGGGGCTGTGAAAAATCCATTGGCAATCAGCCAATTCCTGAATTCCTTTGAAATATAAGGGTTCATTAACTTTTCAAACTGTTCAATTCTATCTGCTTCACTAAAATTATTCATCATCCGAACCCCCTTCATAAATTGCAAGTGTCATATCTACCTTATATGGTTTACCACCAATAAACTTTGTTTTCAGGGTATAATCTTCAACACCAATCACAAGAACCGCATTATTAAATACAGTTACAAATTCGTCCCCTTCTTCAAGCTTAACATCTTCTCCAAATTCCTTCTTGAATTCTTCAAAAGCTGCCCCGATTGCTTCATCAAGCTGTTTCATCATATCCATTATTTGAACTCCCTTCCGGTTTTGGTATCTTTGATTTTTACCCGTTCAATCAATTCAAAGCCACATGAACGAATAATAAACTTCAACACTTTTATCAGGTCATAAGCCCGTTTTTCTGTTTCGCTTTCTTCTCTGATAATCTCCTTTGTGCCATAATAAGCCGTAGGATCGGCATAACCCTCGCTGTTATATTTTGGATTATTCATCTTGCACCCCTTTCAATTTATCCACTTGATTATAGGATCGCCCTTGAACCCCTTTTCCCAAACGAACCACGCATAAGCAACCGCACTTGACGGGTATTTCTCAAATTCCCCATTCATAGCGCATATAAGGCGGGAAGAACTAACATATACCACCTTTGGGGGATTATGTAGAAAGAACTGCTTGCGGCTCTTTCCTTCAAGGAATTGCAGTTTCAGGAACATTGCCACTTTCTTTCCCGGCTGCACACTGTCCAACGCCTTTTGAACAAATTCCAAAGCGTATTTGTAAGGCGGGTTTGTGATAATATCCCCTTCAAAATCTTCCAAAGTATCTTTCAGGAAGTCCAGCGGTTCAGGATCACCAAAGCCCCGATATATTAAATCTGTGCTGATAACCTCGAAGCCGTGTTCTTCAAGCACTTTTGACAAATGCCCTTCACCGCAAGCACATTCCCAAATGACAGGTGAAAAATCTTCCTCTGCAAGCAGAAGTTCCATTGCTTTAGGCTCTGTGGCATAATAATCATGTTGCTGCCGTTCTTTGTCCGTGTGGTTTGAAGCACCAAGGGTTGTATAAATGCTACGCTGGTTGCCTGTCCAGTCAAGCCCTTGTCTGCTCTCTCTCTCTCTCTCTGCTCATTCAAAAAATTCACCTTCTTTACTCTGCCGGAACGAAAATCCGGTGTTTTCTTCCATTCAGCCATTTATCTACAACCTTCATATTCAAAATCCTGTTCACTTGCTTTGAAAATTCAATATTGCTCATAGGCTGTAAGCTATTCGCAAGGCAATATTCCTGATACCGCTTATAAACCTTGTTTGTTGGCTCATTCTCAATTTGGAAATCTTCATCTTCACATTCCCGGAAGAAGCCAAGAATAGGGTTGTTGCTTTCCTCGTATTCGTCCATTGCCTTTTGAACTTTCGTTGAAAGTGTGAACTGTCTATTAGTAAGCACCCGCTTTAAGCCTGCAATACCCAAATTTATCAAGTATTCCATGACTTCATCAGTCTTTAACAGGTGCTTGATATACGGGTTGAAATCAGGATCGGAAGCACTGAACTTTGCATCAAAAGGAATAATTGTCAAACGCCGCTGCACCGCCCCCGTTTTATCCTTGATACGGGGAATGTTATTGGCTGAAAACAGAAGCTTTGAATAGTTGTTGAATTCAAAGGGGTTTTGCCCTTTTCGCTCTGCGGAAACTCTGTCACCTGTCACCAATTTCTTAAAAATGGCGGCATTGGCAATGAATTCATCCCCAATATCATCACCCACATTCGCAAGCTTGCCAAACAATTCAGCGGTTTTGAACCTGTCCCCAAGTTCTTTCAGGTCAAGGGAAGCAATATTTTCTTCCCCCAAAAGGTTCTGCACCATTGAAAGGAAGGTGCTTTTTCCGTTGGCCTTGTCCCCGGTCAGGATAAATGCCTTTCCAAGTTCATTCCTGCGATAGAAGCAATACCCAATGGCTTCTTCCAACAATGCCCTAATCTGTGGATCGTTACAGGCAATACGGTTCAGCACATCATCCGCAATCTTTGAATAAGTATCAGGATTATATTTCCACCTGATTTTGTTTGTGATAATGTGTTCCGGAGTAAACTCTATGAAGGAATCATCCACAATGTTATATAGCCCATTTTCAAAGGCAATCAGGTTTGCATCTTCCGCCCGTGTATTCTCACGGATCAAAATTTCAAGGTAGGCAAGAACTTCCGTCCTCTTTGCCCTGTTAAGCTGTGGAATATGCTGTATCATAGCAGCTTCAATTTCAGAATAGCCGGAAACATAGATACCATTCTTATAAATGTGAAGCTGATTATTGATTTTGATAATGTGGTTGTTGTTCTTCAAAAAGGTTGCGAATTTATCAAACAGGAAGCTTGATCCCGAAAAGAATACGGGCTTTTTGAACGCATCATCCCTAAGAACGGTTTCAATCTCACTATCAGACAGCGGGACTTTCAGCACATACTTATTGATAATCCTGATTGTTTCCCTTGCGTCACTGACTGAAAAATCATTCGCCTGCAAGGTCAAAATATAGTTGAACAGGGCTTGATTTCTCCCGTCTCCGGCATCCATATCAACGAATTCCATTTTTGACTTGATAGGAAAAAGCCAGCGGGGAAGGGGTTGGGCTTCCTCATTTTCTGCGGTGTCATAAAGAACTTCCCTTTGTCTGCCATCGTATTTCAGAACTTCATAGGAATTTCTTGTACCAAGCTTAATATCAGCAATCAACCCTATTGCCGTTCTGCGATCCGGCTTACCTGTCACATTGGAAGTAACGCCGCTGTTTTTGAACAGGAAATGTTTTCCTCGTGTGGTTTTATACACCCGGCAACACAATTTCAATTCTTGAACAATGTTAAACAGAATTTCCGATTCCTCAAAATTATCAATATCAATCAAAATCGTTTCTGCTGCCAAAATCCCGGCATACTCCGGCAATGACTGAACCTGTTCAAAGGTCTTGAAATCCGTCCTGCCCTTGAATTTCTCAATACATTTTTTATTTTTGGTTTCCACATAACCTTTGAAGAACAATTCCAATCACCACCTTACACCTTTTTTAGATATTCCAAATGTTCCAAGTATTGTTTCTTTTCCTGCTGGTGCTTCTTTGCCTGCCGCAAATAGTCCTTTTCCCATTCACGGTAATCTTTTAACCGCTCTTTTTCGGTTTTCAATTCTTCTTTTGTCAGCGGAACACCATTAGGGCGTTTTTTACTCTGCACCATTCGTCCGGTATCTGCCACCCGCTGCTTAAAATCCATGTACTTTTTCCCGCAACGCTGAAATTCAGCTTCACTTTCCGGGATTTTTTCTTGAAAGTAAACTTTCAATTTTTCAATCAATTCATCTGAATGTTGCCAGTCAAGGCGAATGATTTTGATAAGCTTTTTCAACCTTGCCTGACTGGTAGGAAAGAAGTTTTCTAAATGGATCACCATTCTTCCCGTTTCCCACTTAATATGTAAATCGTCCATCACATCACCCCAAAATCTGATAATCTTTTTCTTGCAAAGCTGATATACCATTCCCGATCCAGCTTGTCAGGAACGGAAACACCCTTCACATCATCATTCCAAATGAAGCAATGTTCAGGGGAATTCTGTAATTTTGCCGCCCGCTTTGTTGTGGCGTGAACTTTCTTTACACCCGGATCAGAATTTGATTTTGAAGCAAATATCCTGATACACTTTTCTTTTATCGGCTTATCGCCGTATAGAATGTGGGTGTACTTACTGCTAATCCTTGATACAAGCTGAAATTCCCGCAAATCGTCACACTCGTTCACCGTTCTTTCAACCGGAATACCTTTTATCATGTAATCCACCAAAGCCCGGTTGATAATCGGTAAATCATAACTAAGGTCATTCAGCTTCATCACATAGCCGCCCTTTGACTTTACCGCACCCGTTTCACGGTCAATCAAAAGATAATTGTTTACATCCTTTTGGTATATATCACCTATGAAGGTATCAAAATCCATCTTCATTCCTGTGCGTTGCTCCCACTCATAGACAATATCATCCAGCCTATCAAAATCCCGGTCATAGTCTTTAATTTTCACAATGATACCATCGGTGTTGTTTTGGATAAGTTCACAATACGGTTCAATGTGTTCAACCAAATCCAGTAATAAAAGCTGTCCATTTATGCAAATGCTATTGTTACTCATGGGATCATACAGGGAAGATTGCTTTTGCTTCATCTGCCCTGAAATGGCGTTGTCCATGATCTTGAATGGCTGTCTTGCTTTTTTGTCACCCTTCCGCTTGAATTCAATGTTTGAATCGTGGATGAACTCAAAATTTTCAGGGTGGTTCATAACCCGATACCCAAAGTGATATTTCTTCTGCAAAGAAGGGTAGTAGGCAGTCACATCAATAATCAGGAAAATGCCAGAAGATGAATATTTTGCCCTTGCGCCGTGTCCACCGCCCCAAGAAAAGGTGTGTTCCACCCCGGCAACGGTTATAT